TGGATCAGCCCCGTCTGTCTCAAAATCGAAAACGCATATTAAATTATTTTTCATGACTTCCTTGTTACTTTATCATTTGGCTTAAAAACAGCATCAGCATTGTTGCTTACCTGCACAGCGTTGCGTTTAAGTTGACAACAGGTTTTTTTGACAGGTTGCACTTTACGAAAATCAATGGAATTAAAAGTAAAAACTTGACCAATAGCAATATCTTTAAAATTAACAGCTGACATAATTATCTCCTTTTAAAAGTGATTGAACATTCATCATTTTATCTAGTAGGGCGATGCCTAGAATATCAAATTTAACTACACCTAATGATTCTAGGTCGTTCATTTCTAGTCCTGCTATGCTTTTTTTGGTTTTTGTATCGTATATCATCGGACATATTGATGCCATATCGGTTTGAGAAATAGCTATACCAGCCGCATGTTTCGATTGGTTGTACTTAACTCCCTCTAATCTAATAGCCTGTTCAAACCTTTTGGCAAGTGGTCCTCTTAGTTCGGAACCTTCTTTATGACACCATTCTTTAAGACCTTTACTATTGTTTTCTAGGGCCCAGTCTATAATTGAGGATTCTCCGTTTTCATCTTTCATTTCTTGTAGCTGATCCGCAATTTTAGCTTCGTCCGGTATATTTTTGGTGATTTTGTTCATTTCTTCAAAAGATGTGTTTCCGTACACCCTCAACACTTCTTTGAGTGCCCCACGACCTTTTAGTGTGTTGTAAGTGATCATTTGAGAAACCTTATTTTCACCATATGTATTTTTGATATATTCAATTACATTTTCTCTTTTTTCGATAGGTACATCCACATCAATATCTGGCATAGATATTCTACCCTCTGTATTTCTACCAGCATTATAAAATCGCTCAAAAATTAATTCATATTTGATAGGATCTATAGCAGTAATATCTATTAAGTATGAGACCAGACAGCCCGCAGCACTGCCTCTACCGGGACCAGGTAGCCAACCGTTGGACTTGACATGATCCACAATATCTCTAACTATTAAAAAATAGCTAGATAGATCTGCACCTTGCAATACTTCCAATTCATATTTTACCCTGTCTGCATATTTTTCATGCATATGCTTGGGTATTCTAGACATAATTTTGTTTTTCCAGCCTAGTCTACACAAATTCCTTAAATATTCTTCTGGCAATAAATTATCAGGACAATTAAATTCTGGCAGTTTAGGTCTGTCAAGTATATCATAACTTTCACACATACTATCAATTAGTTTTGTGTTGTCAATCTCATCATTAGAATTTACTTCGTTGATTTCTTCATGAGACAGTAAATGATAACTATCAGACTCAAAAAATGTTTGTAGACTAAAATTCTCCTTATTAGTTAGCTTAGATGCTACCTGAGAAAGTGTTAACTTCATATTGCTACATAAAAGTATTCTTTGGTCTACAGAATCTTGAGATTCGCAATAGTGAGAGTCTATACTGGCCATTTTGGGAATTTTATTAATGTTGCATATGTCCCGTAACTTTTGGCCAACATTATGTTGATACTGATTATTTTTATCAAATAGTTGAACCTCTACAAAAAAATTATCTTTTCCGAATATGTCTGTTAGAAAGCCGATTTCTTTTAGAATTTCGTGATCACTTACAAACTTTTCATCAGGATAGATCTTATTTGCTAAATACGATCCAGGATGGCCACATAGACATATCAGATCATTGCGTGAAACCAACTCTGCCATCCTATTAATATCTAATCTAGGTTTATAGTAAAAGTTTTCTGGATTATTAGACGCAGAGACTATTTGTATGAGGTTTTTCCACCCGTTAAGATTTTTAGAAAGTAATACCAAGTGCGAGAGTTTTCTGTTTTCTTTTGTTTGAAGGGTAGAATCTTGTTCTGATATATAAAGCTCAACACCAAGAATAGGCTTGATATTTTGAGATTTCATAGTCTGATAGAAATTGACACAACCAGATATTGTGCCATGATCTGTAATTGCACAACTTTCTACTTCGATATCAGAGCATCTTTTTGCTACTTGACTAGGTTTCGACAAACCATCCAACAAAGAATAGTGAGTGTGTAAATGCAAAGGTATGTATTTGTTCATTCTGTACTTCCAGGAGCTTTGTAATATCCTACATTGTATCCTGGCACAGTGTATTGGTCAATAACCGTGTCGATTCCGTTCATTTCTGTATCGTGCTTTACTTGCTCACACATGGTCATTAATGTATCTTTTGGGCATGTTTGACCATCTCTATATTCTAGCAGAGGTTGTATACGTGTGCCAGCAAAAGAGTTTTTTCCATAATGGCAAAGCTTGGTGCATTTCCAGGTTTTATTGAGTCTTGGCTTTTTACACCTTTTAATATCTTCAAATTTTTTCCTTAGTAGATCTTCCGTTTTAATGATATGAGATCTATCAAAAGTCATACTAAAAGGGCCACCATCATTAATAAAATATATAGTCACAATACAGTGTTTAATTTCAGGGTAGAGTTTTTGTGCTGCATAAAAATAAATCATTAATTGAGGATCGTTTTCTAGTTTAGCTTGAGTTTTTTCCTCCCCAGTAGCCCAATTTAATCTTCTTCCTGTTTTCCAGTCAATAATTTCTAGTGTGTCATCATTAACTTTAGTAATAAGATCTATCGTGCCTTTTATTGCCAGGTTACCTTTAAGATCTCCATAATCATATTTAGCCCACGGTTTATCGATTAATATATCAAACTGTTGTTCTGGATAAAGAATGTTTTTATTTCTTGGGTCAAACATACCGTCTGCATATTCGATAGCTTTATAAACCCACTTTGTGCAGTCTTTTCTGTCTTTTTCTGACCATTCGTGATGTACAAATCTAGAAGAATAGTAATCATAGACATCGTTGCATATTTTATCTAGATCATAACTGTTTACATCAATTGGACCTAGTATATCGTCTTCAAAGGATGTTTCTTGTTTTTGTGTAGTGTATTTAATAAACGCTAATATTTCTAGCACCTTATGAACTATAGTGCCTTTGTCTGCTTTTTTATTAGAAGGAGATCTATAACCTAAAACATAGTCAAACAAATATTGTTGTTCACACATACAGTGTGTGTTATAGGAAGAGCTCCTAAAATATGTAATTATAATGGTATTATTCCTTGCATTCGTAAATAGTCGTAGATAAATTCATGTGTTTTTTCTATCTTCATGTTGCTGTTGTCTATCACCAAATCAAAATTTGACCGATCGTATATGCCGTCATCCAACGCCGTTTCGCTTTCGTGCTGCGAGTTGTACAGGTTTCTATTAAGTTTGATAACCATACCACCAGCTTTTTTAACAGCCTCAACCTCGTTGGGAAAACGACAATCTGCTATTAGAGACAATGGTAGGTTTTCGTCTTGTATTTTTCTGATGGTGGCATCGGCCCACACATTATGTTGCATTTTTCTAAATACATTAGTCCCAACATATTGCATAACTTCTCTAGCAGACATCGGTTGACCGCTATCTGGCCAGTTACAATTAACGTATTGGTTTTTATGTTCATCAGAACCATAACATTGCTCGTGAGTGAAACCAAATATTTCGATACACATCTTTTTAAGAGGGTCAGCGAAATTGTAGATGGCAGAATTCAATTGTGCTTTTTTAGTAAATATCTTGGAAATATATTCACAAGCACTTGTTTTCCCAGACTGTTTCCTACCAGCAAAAGCTATAATCATGATACCTTCTCCATAATCTTTTTAATCTGTTCTTCAATCTGCTCGCTAGTCATTTCAGCAACGTCATTTGTTGTAATATCTATCTTATATACATTATAGGTTCTACAGCAAGCTTTGTAAATGTTGTCTGCTGCTTTTTTGCCAGCTTCATCGTTATCCATTACTAGAAATAAGTTCATAGCGCCGCTAGAATCTAGCAGTAGTTTCTGTCCACCACTTAAGTTTGTGCCAAATATTGCAACACTATTATGAATTCCGTTCTCTTCTAGCTTCCATACATTGCCTGGGCTTTCCACGATAATTGCGGATGCTGTTTTTTTGATATGTTGTTTTGCAAACCAGTAGTTATACAGGCAGTCCTGTGTTTTAAATCCGTTACTATGCTTCCACTTAGAGTATTTGAAAATTTGTTCTTTACTAGGACATTCTCCGTCGTGATATGATTGACATTTATCACATTTGGGAAATATACTTCTTGCTGTACAACCTACTAAATACTGATAGTCTGTATCGTAGATTGGAACTACCACCCTATTATACATTTCCTTTTGTGGATTATTACACAAACCCACATCATATCTGTCTAATATTTCTTTACTGAATCCTCTATCTATAAAATGACTAGAAGGAATAGCTAGTATTTTCCTGGTCATATCTCTCGTGATTTTAGATATAGTTTTCGTTGCTGTAGGTTTAATGCATTTCATAGCTGCGTTAAACCTTGTTTTCTGATAAAGCTGATTGTTAACTTTAATATCGTTAAGTTTTTGTCCTACAAACTTTTCACAAAACTCTATAGTTTCTGGAAATGAGCATAAGGTATCTCCTGGATTGCACCAATTGTATTTTTGTGTAGACAACATACCTCTAACAAAACCCAATATTGTGTCTTGAAATGTTTCTTCACAATTATGAGTACGACATCTCCAGTTACCTCTATAGTATTCGCCTTCTGGATAAAGGTTGAAAGCAGATGGGTTGTCTCCATTATGTATAGGACAACACATACTATACAGTTTACCGTTTTCTTTATATTCTAGACCAAAGTGGTCAAACAGATCTTCTATTTTATCACATAATGCATCGCCCAATATTTTAAGCTTCTGTTGCTGATTCTTATTCGAACGGTATGTCGGATTCGCTGTTTTCATCGAAATCTCCAATATTATTGTTGCTATTCATTAATTCTAAACGTGTTTTGCCTTCTGTGATGCTAGCGCACCATCCCTTCATATGGCAGTTGATGTAATCATTATCGTCCAAACCTCCACCGTGCCTACTTACTAAAGGTAAAAGTTTTCTGTTGCCATTTTCTGGACCATCTTCTGCTATTTCTTCGTCTGTTTTTCTCTTGAATATTGTAAAATTACTACATAGCCAAATAATTCTGTCAGAGCCGCTAGCAGTGTCTGTGCTTTCTTTAGTTATGCCGTCACGATTTAACTGCACAAATGCCACTATAGGCACCTTATATCTGGTAGCAAAATTATGTAAGGCTGTCATCATGAAACCTAACAGCTGATATTCTTTCATATCTTGACTCATACCTTGCGTATCCATCAGTTTGAGATAGTCATAAAATATCACGCAGTCTTTAGCGGAGCCATCTTCATTTAATCCAACATCTTTGATCAACCACCTTCTCATTAAGGAAATTTGATCTTCAAAAGCTTGTCCAGCAATAGACTTATGATATATTTTCATATCTTTAAGCTTTTTGGCCGCTTGGGCAATTTTGTTTTTCTTGTTGGGTGATTTGGAAAATGCGCCAGTTTCTATATTGTTGATCTCTACCTCTGTCATCATGGCTAGAATTCTATTGATATGATCTTCTTTCATCATTTCTGTGTCTAGATTCAGAATGGGAATATTCTGCTTTGCGGCAATATTATAACCTATATTATCAGAAAGCAATGTCTTGCCTGTTTTAGGTCTTGCTGCTATAACATTCACAGTGCCTTTTCTTAATCCTCCACCTATAGCCTGATCGTAGATGGGGAATCCTGTAGGAATACCTATTTGATCAATAGGGTTGTCAATAAGGTCTTGAATATATTCATCAATACCGTCCCCAATATATGTAGGATTATTATCTGTATCGGTCAATACAGAAGAGAAATTAAATATCACATCTTCAGCTATACCTACGATGCTGCCTACAGGCTCTGTACCCTGTACATCAGATATTTTTGATTTTGCTTTGTCTAATTCTTTTTCTAATAACCTAGCTATTTCTAGCTTCCTGATTTTCGCAGCAAATTTTCTAACATTATCTAATTCAACAGGAAAGGCTATTATGGCCTGTATGTGTTGCACTTCCTCTTTTTTGTTTAGTACAGCACCAAGCCCTAGTTCTTGTGCGGCACTAAATATTGTGGCTATATCTAATACTGTATTGGGATTGTTTTCAAAAATGTTTTTAAAACACTTGAAAAGCATGACGTTTGTATCTATGGTAAATGAAGTCTCTTGCAGCAAATCTGCCACATCAAAATATGCTTCATCACCATGATTGTATATTCCCGAAAGAACAGCTCTTTCTGCGGAAGCGTCTGATAATTTCATTTCATCCAGCCATTGCGGAGCATTTATTACATTTGTATCGTTCTACTGAATCTATTATAGCAGGGTTGACGGTCTCTGTCCTCCCACACACTCTGCAAACCACTTTTAATGGTGTGTATGATCTGTTACGAGCTACAGGAGGATATTTAGATAAAGCTTGATCTATAGCCACATCATCCTTGTGCATTGTATATTCTGACATTTGCTCAAATTTATTGACTCTTTTCTTTTTAGTATCAATGCTCTTGGATCTGATTACAGAGTTGGTTTCAGGTTCGTCTGACTGGTCTTGTGGCAGCATAGACTGCAACATGGCTATCATTTGTTTAATTTGATTAGGGTTTAGGTCATCCATTTTTAATCATTCCTTTTGCTTTCTGTATAGAGATAAGAATGTCCGATAAATTTTTAAGTGAGCTTGCTAGGTATGTTAATCTGTCAGATCTTTGTTTAGCATACTTTTTGATTTTATTCAGTTTGTATGCTCTCTCGTTATGTTTTATAGCCTGATAAGACTTTTCTACATACCCATAGCCCTTATAGTTATTTAATTCATCAGCTATAATTTCTTTGATAGTTTCTTCTGCCCAATTATGTCTAGCTAGTTCTCTGTTAAGACTTCTTTGTATATGAAATCCAAACTGCCCAATTCTATATGCTGTTTCACCACATTCCGTGATAGAGTATTTTTCTAGCACATCCCTATTCATTGTTAAATATTCTTGCAGTTCACTCTCTGGCAGAGAGTCTCCGACATATATTGGCAGGCCGATATTGTTCTCGTATTCATCTAGAATTTTATCCCAGCCTTCTACTTCTTCTTTAGTCGTTTTGTTCATTGATGATACTTTCCCATTCTGCTGTTCTGTCATACGGTAATTCTATAATAGAGATATTGTTTAGTGCGCACCACTGAGCTTTTTCACGATCTCTCTTTTTGTGTTTAAAAAAATTCAATTTGGTCTTATGGAAAAATGGCACAAATTTATAATGCTGTTCTCCATGTACCTCAATACAAATTTTAGCCAACGGTAAGTAAAAGTCAAGATAGAGAGTTTCAGCTTTACGTAAAGGTATAGATACTTCTTCCAGAACCTGAAAAGTAGGAAATATTTTGTGGATAATTTCTCTAGCTTTTAGATGAAGGTCTGACTTATTATTTAGCTGACCCTTAGCGATATAGCCTGTTAATGACCATTTATGCTTTCTGCCATCTAAATCCACAATATCCATCACTTGAGTCCCATGGTGTCCTTGATTTGTTTCCACATTTCTTCATATACCTCGGGATGTTCAGCAATATAATTTCTAGCTTTTTCTTCACCTTGAAATTTTGGAGCGTCTTTTGCGCACGTAATGGTATACCACGCCCCTGCTTGCTCTACTATGCCTATATCTTTGGCGAGATTTAGTGCCTCCATCGCTCTATCAATACCTTCACCATATCTTAAATAGCTAGTAATAGTAGCACCAGGAGGACCAAGAGCAGAACAAATAACTTGCCATTCAATGGTTTGCCCTATTTGAGTTTCATCTTTGCCTGTTTTCCATGCCTGAAAATATTTTGCTCTAAGCTTTATATCTGTTTGATAAGCTATGGCTTGTCCACTCTTTTCCTTAAACTCTACATTACCGTAGCCAGGATTGCCCATAAGATGAGTAATACCAATCACTATATTTTTATTCACCGGAATAACATTAGCTACTTTTCTACAGAATTTTGCCAATAGCTTTGCTCCGTCTGCACGTTGCATTTTGTCCATTGAATTTGTAATTTCTGCTTCGGTACAAAGAGCGGAATATGAGTCGATAATAATCACAGATCCAGGCTCTTCATTAATAATTCTTTCAGCTATTTGTAGATATTCCTCTGCTCTTAGAATCTTGCCTTGCTGAGAGCCAATAATGTGAAATTTATCCAGGTTTAAATGAGGTATACCCTGTATGTCTCTTTTTTTAAGACGGCCTTCTATATTGAGATAATACACGTTACGACCCTCTTCAAAGGATGAATGGGCATATTTTTTGTCTTGTGCAGTAGCAGCAAAATCTAGGGATGTTGTGGTTTTTCCACACTTAGGTTGTCCTGTAAAAATCATGAAACTACCTTCTGGAACTCCACCATTTAGAATAAGATCCAAAGAAGGGCTTATAGGAATATTAATCAGATCTTGATCTACGATAGAATTTGCAGACAGCATAATACCATCCCCAAAATCTTTCTTAACAGTGTCACCTATTTTATTTTTTGTTTTAGTTTTGCTCATCATCTAAATCCTTTAATTTGGATATAATCCCCTTACCCTTTGTTGTTTTCTTGAACGTCTCTTTATCTCTGTTTAGATCAATAGTAATCTGTGTATTCTGAGACGCTATAATTTTCTCGTGTTGCTCTATTATAGGTTTGATAAATTTTGATCGCAAAGAATATGTCCTGCTGCTTCTTTTGTCTTTTATAGCAGCTATGATGGCTTTAGCACTGTATTTTTTCAATAATGCATTTGCTGAGAAAATCTGTGCTTTGTAGAATTTAGCCCATTCTTTACTGTTCCAAAATCTATAATGCAAATCTTTTTTATCGGCACGAGCTTTATTTTCACAAATCAGTTCAGTGATATACTGAGCAGCAGTAACCTCTTTACCGTTTGAATATTTTGAAATGTATTTATCCACGAGGCCTATATATAGCAGACTGGAATTTACTATTAGTTGACGGCTTGTGTTCATCTCCTAGTGCTGATGCTGTTTCTGTCATAATAGTAACATTCTTGGTGCCTTTGGAGGCTGTATGCTTGATAAATGCGCTGTCTTTTTTTGCTGAACTTTTGGCAGTTTTTATGTCAGCCGCTATTTTTTCTGGTATATTTAATACTTCAGAAAGTGTAGTTGATGATACACCTACCTCTTTAGAAATATCCTCTAGTTTCATACCTATTACTTCATGTAGATATCTTGCGGCATACTCTTTAATTTTTGATATTTTTTTCATTCCATTTCCCTTTCAGCATTTCTTAACCATGCTATGTTTTTTGTTCTTAGAAAATTAACGTAAAGTTCAAATACTTTTGGAGAGACCTCTTTAAATTCCCATGCCTTTTTTCCAATCTTGGAGATAAACTTATTGGATGTGCCTTCAGAATACATCCCTATAGGATCATATATTTTGCCATGCATACCTAGCTTAATAAAATACTTGATCCTTCCGTTACCGTAATCTGTAAATTTTGCCAAAACGTCTCCGCTGGTACTACTAGACAGCCTTGGGTTTTTTGCTTCGTCTAGATAATCATGAGATCCTAGTACGGTATAAAATCCATATGTTTTATTATCTTGCTCTTGCTGTTTAATGTTATATGTTTCCATGTTAATTAGGCCAAATTGTTTTTGGGCCCCTTTCTATTCTAGACATACCATCAGGTAATGGACTGCCATTATCCTCGTATTTGTAAGCGTTGTGTTTTTTATGTAATGCTGCCTTTTGATCAGCACTCATTTTTTCACTATTTCTATGAGCCAGATGACCTAGTGTTTTAATTTCACTGTCTGATAACCTTACAAAACCGTTTAAATTATTTAGATCGTCCTGATAGCATCTTTTTATAGCTTTGTTGCAGTCTGGACATTTTTGCCGATCGCTATAATTAGCAAACGACATAAATAACTCAATCTTTTTTTTGCATTTATCGCAAGCAAATGTATATGTTGGCATCTACACAAAATCCTGAATATATAACTTCCACTCGTCTGGCACCTTGTTTCTTATAGTAAGTAGTTGGTGGCTAACGTGCAAGTACTTTCTGGTTTTCTGCGGCGTGTATGGTTTAGTTTTTAAGGTCATATTTGCTTGTTGTGGAGTCTTATTGCCTTTTTTGCAATTGCACTTAAAACATGCTGTAACTATATTTGTCCAAGATGTTGCCGTTTTGTTATGATGGGGCCATTTGGACTTTGGTATAACATGATCATAGGTTAATTGGTTAATATTGGGTCTAGCTCCGCAATACTGACAGGTATAATTGTCTCGAATAAATAAATTTTTACGAGAAAAATTAACAGCTTGGTTGTTTACCTTAAAATATCTATTTGTTTTAATTACAGCAGGTATATTGATCTTCTGGTATTGAGCACCTATTGCGTAATCATTTTTATATATCTCAACAATATCTACTGAAGAATATTTTGAGTTTGTATATCTAAAAGACCACACAACTGCCTTTTTCCAATCAATAATACCTATAGGAGAATAGTCAGCATTTAATACTAAACAGTCATTATGATTTCTCATAACCTATCCACTATGTCTGCGATAATCGGATTTCTAACAATATCTGATATTTCTAATTTGGAAAAACCAATACTATTGACGCCATTAAGTCGTTCAATAATTTGCTTAAAACCTTCTTTATTGTATCTTTCTAGATCTGACTGATCTAAGTCACCAGTCAATACCATTTTACTGTCAATACCTATTCTTGTCAATAGCATTTTCAATTGATCGTATGAAGCATTCTGGCATTCATCAGCAACAATAAATGCGTTATGAAAACTTCTACCTCTCATAAGCCCAAGAGGCACTATCTCGATTTGTCTAGTGCTTTTAAGTTTACCAAAATGTTGAGGCTTTAAGAAATAATCTATTTCATCAAACAAAGGTAGTAGGTATGGATGTAGTTTTTCTTCTGCTGTTCCGGGTAAAAAGCCTAATTTTTCACCAGCTTCTACTACTGGTCTTGTAATAACAATTTTCTTAACTTTCTGATCAATCAAATATTCTAAAGCCATACCTATAGCTATATGTGTTTTTCCACTACCAGGAACACCCTCGCAGAAAGTAATGGTATTTTCAGCTACATTACGGATATAATCTTTTTGATTTATGCTTCGTGGCTTAAGCCTATTTTTAAAACCAACTACAATGTCTTCAGGTTTATCAAAATGATCTAGAGTATTATTGCTTGTAGATTTATATTGATTATCTAATACACTACATTTATTATTGTTATTGCGATTTTTTCTTTTTCTCAAGGTTGAACCTCATGGAATATAAAGGATTAGATTAGACATGCACCGCCAGCACAACTAATTTCCTCAATTCCTGTAGTATTGTCTTCTGTTTCTAGTAGTTGTGTATAATCAACCTTATTAAAACTATCATATAGATCTGTATAAATTTTCCAGTTATAGACATCTTTCATGCAATAAGTTAATCTTTTAATGTCATTCTGAAAATATTTTTTGGCAAATCTTTTCATTTTGATAGTGAACATTTTTTTATCGTCGGTATCGTCTTCTTTTTGTTGGTCTAATGTGATATAATCACACGCTGACCATAAATTATTGCCAAAAGCATTGAGTCCTAATTCTATTAGGCCAGAACACCATAAGGCAGCATCACCGTACTCTTTAACTATTTCACGGCTAGTTAATACCGTCGTAAACGGGGCTTGTGGATAGTCTTTGTCACCGCTTTGTGGAATAAGACTAATGCCAGCAAAATATTTGCGGTTTTGATAAATGTATTTGGTAACATCATGCCATTCATCTGGCTGAACAGTAACAGTATTGCTTACATTATGACTAAGAAAATCTTGTGTGCAAAGATTTCTATTTTTACCTGACTGTACCCAATTTTTTTGAGTATCTTTAACCACAGAGAGCATTTCTAGTGCTGGTAATTGGTTTTTAAGTTTAGATCCGTCTGGAACCTCAATAGGGAATTTAATGACTTCATCTGTATTGTTTGCAGACCACGCTGAACGATCACACGCTTGCGGGTTATAAGACTTAAAGTGTTGATAAGGAGCTTCTAAAACATTGGCCTGTACATGCCTTATATAGCGTTTAGCGTGATGTGGATGAATACCCGAACTTGTACCTAGCATAGAACTGGATGTTCCTTCTGGCTTTAAGCATGTAACCCTAGCTGCTTGATTAATGTTGATTTTTTTGGAAAGTTCTTTATTGGTTTCAACGGCAATTTTTGCGCCAGCTTTTAATACCTTTTCTGTTAGTACTAAATCGTGTTTTTCCATTATACCGGTTAATGAAACCCCAAGTAGTGCTTCTCTGTCAAATATAGCTTTACTCACTTCGCCCAGGTAATCTAGTTCAGTGAAACCAGCTTGTAATGTGCCAATAATAGCAGCAGCCTTGCATCTTTCATAGAAGTCTTCTTCGTCAGAAACAGACGAACAGTTAATAGTGGAGAGATTACAGCCTTGCCATCCAGACTTGCCTGTTTTTTCATCAACGGGCCACATTCCGACCTCTACACAAGGATTAAATGTCATTTCCGTAGAGTCACTCCAAATAAATCCAGGTTCACCAAATTCTTTTACTGATTCCATTAAATTTGCAAAATCTTCATAAGAAGTATCATCCTTTAGCAAAAGAGCTGAGTTATTACTTCTTGCTCTTTGCGGATTTTCCATATACCAATTGCCTGTTTTTGCTTTGGCCATTTCTTCATCGTCTGCACTGAATAATGCTAGCGAGGCACTTCTACGAACCCCACCAGATAATACAGCATCACTACTGTGCATAATAATATCATAAGCATCAATTGGTCGCAGTTTTTTTTGTCCATTCGATATACATCTATCTAATAGTTCACGAATTTTTTCTAAGCCGTTTTGTAATGGTTCAAACCCAGGTGCTTTACCAACACCAGAAGATAGCGTGGCACCCTTTTCTCTAATATTACTATAATCAAAAACGATATATTGATCTTTATATTCGCTGAATCTTGATTCACTAGGCTTATTGAAGTATGAGCTTAATAATACACCTAGAGCATCTGACCATCCTTCGATACTATCTTCAATAACATATTTTACACCAGTATCTTGGTCTTTACGACCATGCGAAAGATTCGGCAGTTTGGCCACATGATGCTTTTGAACACTAAAACCAGTACCACTACCGCATAACAGTAGCCAGAAACATTCTTGAAAAAATCTTAGTCTATCACAGTAAGAACTCGTGCAGTTGTAGATTTTGGCATGACGTTTAAGAATAGGTTCACCACCAAATTGAAGCGCTCTTTGGCTACCTAAGACTTTCTTTTTAAGCATCAGGTCGTATGCCCAATTGATTTCTTCCGTGATGTTTTTATCAGCATACTTGGTATGCATCATATTTTTAACTCTATCAACAGCTTCTTTCCAGGTTTCTCTGCGATTCTCACTTTCTATCCATCTAGCGTACTTACTAACAAAGGTATAATTCTGTAGTTCTTGAATCGCAGACATATTTTCTCCTTGAAACTAATTTTT